GAACGAATTAGTCGCATTTGGCGTTGGCGTAATAAGTATCGCAAGCGCTTTATTGCTGGCTCTACGATGGGTTATTAAAAGCTTCCTAAGCGAACTTCGCCCGAATTCTGGCAGCTCGATCAAGGATGCTATTAACCGAATAGACGATAGAAGTTCACGACTAGAAACGCGTGTTGATGATCTGTTCGTCTTAATTAGTAAGCGATAATTTCTGCTATGGCGAACACACGAAAACGCACACCACGCAAAAAGGTTAATCGGAGAGTAGTTCGCCAAACTCCTGAACCATTATCAAAACTAGATCAATTCTATATTGCAAAGCATGAAATGTTTAGAGCTGCACGCAAGGCTGGATTTAATGAATCGTGTGCGCTTTATCTAATGGATAATCCTGAATCGATGCCTGACTGGATCGTGGGCGATAAAGGAATAATCCCAACTATCCCAACTCCAGATGAGGATGACGATTAAGCGATACTTGGTCATTTCGGATTTACAAATCCCATACCACCATGAAGTAGCTGTAAAGAATGTCATTAAGTTAGCCAAGCGAGAGAGGTTTGATAGTGTCCTTTGCGTTGGCGATGAAATCGATTTTCAAACTATTAGCCGATGGGCTGAGAAAACACCTTTGGCTTATCAGCAGACCCTTGACGATGATCGCAAGGCGACTCAAGATATTCTTTGGGCTTTAACTGAGCATTCAAAAGAAGCTCACAAAAAACCGCCCACCCTTCGAATAATTACATTTAGAACATGCAGCTACTAAATTATCATCGGTATCTAATCCGCCTAAGCGTCTAGGTATTACATGATCTACTGTAGTGGCTTCTTGTGCACAATACTGGCATATAAATCCATCGCGTCTTAGGATGCGTTCTCTTATTGATCTCCATTGTCTAGTGCTACCACTATCCCTTAACGCTGATCTACTCACTTAATACCAGCCTTTAGCCTTATGGTGTGCGAGCGCTGTGCAAGCACATCCATTGTATCTATGATTAATATATTTAAGTCCTTGATCTATCTGTTTAATAGGATCTTTCTCTTTAGACTTTAATACTTGAAATAGTCCTGATGCACTTGACTTAGGATTCTTGGCTTTGTAATTCCATCTACTCTCTTTGTATACAATTTGATCTAAACAGTAAAACTGTTCAAAGTTGTAATTCATCTTATGAAATGTAATTTGCTTTAATGTATTAACCTTAAGTTCTTGAGATTGTGCTGTTTCCAAGCCAAAGGTTTGTAAAACAAACAGAGCTCCCCCGACTAGCCAGCACCTCGCGAGCTGAGCCTTACGGGCTCGCGTTTTTGCCTTTAGGGCAAATACTTGCCTAGAGCGTATCATATGACTCCAAATCATCTAGCAAAACCGCAGGTCAGACGGCATGTCACTATCCTGTAATCATCCTCATCTAACCAAGTGTCTGAATAACCTGCCTCACTCATTTGCTTTTACCAGCCCATCCTTCGCCCTTAAACACTAAGCCCACAGCTGAGAAAACCCTAACCATCTCAACCTTGCATTTAGGGCAAGTTAAGCCCCCATCATCCTCTTTGTAGGTTCGATGGACTGATCCATAAGTGCCGCATTCTTTACAGCTGTATTCATATGTTGGCATCATATTCTCCAATCAATAAGCAAGTATGGCAGGGTTTAGCTTCAAACTGCCAAGCCCCACAACTAGCACACCTGCTTATCTTTGTGTCCGGTATTCGATCTATCTGCTCAGTTATATTCTTAACTCCTACGCATCCGCAATCCATACATTGATAGACCTTAAATCCATCTGGCATGTCTATTGCATCAAGCCATAGGAACTCAGTCTTGCGAGCGCAGCCATTACATTTAAAGCTAGTCATGTTTGATTAACTCTGAGCATACAAAGCAAGTGCCATTCTTGAAGACCCGATCATCCCCACACATTTCGCATGTAATGACCGACTTGACAATATGAGCACCATCATCATCTATTTCAACTGTAAAGCCTGATCCATTAATAAAGGCTATGTATCCCATTTATAGACCAATCTCTCTAAATAGAACCGAAGCATGGCTTTGAGTCAAATGGATAACACTAAGTAGATTTTCTTTCCATTCTTGACTCATGTGCGCTTGATGTTTTTCATAAAGGTTTTGCAATAAATCTACCTGTTCTAAAGTAGCCTCTGCACATGTAGCAAATACCTCATGACCGACTTCATATTTCATTTTCATCACTCACCACCTTGAAAGAACCAATTGCCATTGGCAGTCATTTTTGCCCAGATAGCGTGGTCTTTGTTAGATCCCTTGCAAACATATCCATAATATGGCTTACCGCCTTTAGATACGCCTTGCTTCAAGATCATCCCATGCTCACACTCAGGTGGTGGATTTGGTGTTGATTTACCAATCGCATCCACAGCTTCAGATAAAGACCATTGTTGCGGATCATCGACTTTGTTTTCTACTGCAAATGAAGCTCTTAAAGCATCCTCAATTGCTGCTGATTTAGTTCCTGGCGCTCCGTATCGCCTTTCCTGTAATTTCTTTTCGTATTGATTTGGCTCGGCATTATTTACCTTAGCCATTTCCTCTCGTGAAGCGCGTTTGCCTTTAGCTGCGAAACCAGCATTTGCGAGCGCACGACCGATCGCTGAAGTTTCACAATTCTCCAATGCAGATGTGCTATTAACACCCTTCTCCGTAATGACCTCAAATGCGAGCCCAGTTGCACATGGCTTAGGATCTGCTTCAGTCTTAAAGATCTTGGCGAATACAACGAACCGCTTTTCAGTCGCTTCAATGAGTTCAGTCTCGATACGATTATCAGGGTATTTTTCATGCCATTTTTCCAATCTCGATTCAACTGTTTCATAGTTATCTAAATTAAACATTATTCCTTCCATTCAAAATCTTGGTCTTGGACTGCTTCGAGCACTGTCCGATAGATAGCTCCGTAGGCGATAAAGTCTTTAACTGAGTCGTAATGATCTGGAGTTTCAGTAAGCCTAGAAACCTTGACCAACGCCATACATAAAGCAGCTTGGTGTGGTGTGATTGGGAAATCAAGATATGCACTCCACAATCCAGCAATTCTTTTGTGATTATAGTATGGATGGCCGTAGACACTTCCACGCTCTTGGATCGTAGCAATGACTTCATTTAATAAATCCTCAGTTTTTGTCATAATCAAAAACCTGATCTAATTTAAGTTTTTGGATTTTGGCTTGATGATCTATGCAAGACTTCCATCCAGCAGCTCTACCGGCATAATAGCCATTATCGTAAATTTCTGACTTTCGGTGTTCATCCCAGAAATATAAAGCTGCTCCAATTAAACAGCCTATAATAAATCCGTATCCTACTATTTCCATGTTCGCTCCCTAATATCAAGCGGTTGCCTGATACAGAAAGTATGACTTAAAGCAAGGACAGTTGGTTAACTACTTACGGCGTGTTTTATAACGATTAGATAACGCCAAGATCCTCAAGATCATCGATATGGTCATCAATCGTCCGATCCCTATAATCGGTTTCAAGACCCATAAGTCCGTCTGTTATATCTAAAAGAACCGTTATGCTCAACAGGAATTAACTCAACTTGGTGCCCACCTTTACCAAAACTAAGAACTACGAAGCCCATATTCCAGTCGCCTGAGTTGTATTTTAGGTAATTAGCAGCCCTCATGTTCATTAAATGCCCGGCCTCAATACCCCAAATCGTTGAATAACGGCCGTTTAAGCCTGTTTGGTGTCGGACTGCACCCTGACGGTGGCTATGCCCGCAAACGGTGTTTAAATTCCATTTCTTGGCTAAATTAAGGCCAGTAATTCCGGCGTGCTTAGACATGTTTCCTTCATCTCCATGAGCTAAGAACCAATTTTTTTCAAAAAGAAAGCCCTTACGGTGGAATTTAATGCCTAGTGAACTAAAATCCATAAACCGTTCATAGGTCAATTCTGGTAATCCGATAAGGCTTGGCGCACCTTTGAGTAAGGTTGTGTAAAGTCGATCAGTATGGTTAGACCTGACAATATCGGTAGTGCCTAAATCAAATAAAATATCCTGAGCCATAGCTCGTTCTTGATCTAGCGTTTCGGCAAATTCAGTTTTAGTTCCTTTTACCCAACGCGATTGACTGGTAAAATCTAGCTCATCTCCAGTATTTAAAACAAAATCAAACTTTTCATGCTTCGCCATTTTTATCAGGTTAGACACGGCCTTTGGATGGTGTAGTGGTATCTGGAGGTCAGGCACCACAAGGTATCTCCTGTTAGCTTTAATTAATCTTCATCCTCATCTGGAGTTGGAATAACTGGGATGATTCCCTTATCGCCTACGATCCAATCAGGCATTGACTCAGGGCTATCCATTAAATAAAGCGCAACAGACTCAGAAAATCCAGCCTTGCGTGCAGCTCTAAACATCTCATGTTTTGCTATATACCATTGATCTAATTTCGATAATGGTTCAGGAGTGTGGCGAACTCGACGACGATTAACTTTTTTTCGTGTGGTTCGCTTTCGTGTGTTCGCCATAGCAGAAATTATCGCTTACTAATTAACACGAACAGATCATCAACACGCGACTCAAGTCTAGTAATTTGATCTTTCATTGAACTTCCGCTATTGGGTTTTAGTTCCTGTAAATAGGATTTAATAACCCAGCGCAGACCCAGTAATAAACTTGTTGATACGGCGCTTACGCCAACGGCTATGCCAACCCATTCGTTTGCGGTCATGCGTCATTCGATCCAACGCCATATTCAGCCTCTGTCTTATCAAGTGCTTTAGCTGCTGGTCCGGCAAGAGCTGCAATAACTACTGATACAACTGGATCTAATCCAAGTTCATTACTTGCCAAGAATGTCAAGAATGAAACTAAGACTCCACGAAAGTAAGACTTTAGGACTGCCTTTTGTTTATCGGTGATTTTCATTAGTTACCTTTCAGTAGTGGGATGTCGAACTTCTTGCCATTTTGATTTGGTTTGAAAGAGATGTGGATGTGTTTGTGGTGTGGATTTATGCCGGTATATTTTCTAAACTTCCATAATGATCTAGGACTAGCAATTTTACCTGCGTGGATTATGTAAGATATACGCTTATCTTTTTTTGCTGCG